GCTAGTTAGCTCCCTGCGCATCTCTACAAGAACCCCGCCCCTACCCTGGTCAACGGTGAATACCGCTGCTTCGGTTGGGTCTGGTCTATCCTTGATTTGTAGTCTGCCCTCATAATCGAAATACATGGTCTTGGCGTATGCGTTGCATAGCTCTTGCATGAACTTCAATCGATCACGGTCACAGATATGCGAGCTACCTAATAGGGTTGTGGCAGCACTACCACTAGTCCAGTTAGAGTCATAGACAGTGATGGCGCTTGGCATAACCTCGGTAGTCAGCAGGTCAATGACACTGGCAAACGATGCGCCGGAACCAAACTGAATCGGGCTCACTCGGCGAGCATTAAGCAAGTTCAACATTCGGTCGCTACCGGTAATGCGGTAGGCACCTTTAGGAACCCTGGTCTGCTCTACTGTTTCAATACGGTAGTAGCCAAGACCTACATATTCGGTGGTGCCATTCCCATAGGTAACACCTAGTTGAATAAAGATCTCATCCCCGTAAGGGGCACCCTTGCCGACCGGCCTACCATGGTCATCTATCGGCCATGTGTAGCTAGTGGTGAGATCTAAGGTTGATGTGATATCCGCTGTACTGTCCATAGTTACCGAACCATCGATAATAGGAATCTCAGTACCAACGGGAGTTAGTGTTACTTGCCCTGGATCACAAAGGTAGGCTCTTGGCCTTACCGGGTGACCCGCGCGGATTGCGCTTAAGAACGCGTCTGTTACTGGTCTCAAAACATGTTCACTCCCAATGTGTATTTCCCAATGCAGATAAGAAGAACAGGCGAGCCCATTGGGTAAACTCGCCTGCTCTGGCAGCTATGGAACAATAACTGTTCCGGTACTGATTGAATCTTGTAGATTGCTCCATGTGGTCTTAGCCGTAATGACGTCTGCCCATGTAGCCCACGTAGTCGGTACATCCATCCATAGAATGGTGTCACCGGTAATAACCGGATCAGGTGCCGCTACTTCTATCAGTGGTAGATCTATGAACCTGTGCTTGGTGTGCCAGGCTCGCTTGCCTTGTGCGATGTCACCCGGAACCGCGTAGAACGCATCTAGGGGCCATGCATTTATTGCACCGGTATCAGGAGGTCCCTGAATAAATAAGGTCTCTCCTGTTGCCAAACGTGCATCTAAATCGCTGGCTTGCGTGAGCGTTCCCGCCCACAGTGTCAGCGTCAAGCGTCTAGATCCTTGAACGTCGGTAACCGCAATCGGCATTGTGCGTCCAATGACTTCATAAATGCCAACCCTTGAAGGTCTGGTGACGTCACTAATATTCGTAACCTTGACCTTGGCATTCTGCGATGGCCGGCTGATGTTCTTAATCCAGACTCCGTCCAATACCGGGGTAACCCCGGCTGTTTCCCGGGACACATAATCCCTGCGAATCAAGTACAGCAAGCGTGCTTTTGAGATAGCCGCTGAACCACCCGTGTAGGCACTGGTGCCTGGTAGCACGGTTTGAAGATTGATGGTCGCGTCTGTACGCCATGTCAGGTTTGACTCAGTGTTCGCACCCGCCGAGTTAGTACCACCCTGCGGATCACCGAATGAGCTAGGCGCAATGGCACCTGTAGTGAAGTTGGACTTCTTCCACATGTGCAGAATCCAAGCGACGCCGTTCTGTGGCACTGTGCCCCCTGGATAAGCTACGTCCTGCGCAGAGCTATTGCTCTGGGTAACAACATGGATAGGCGCTTGCGCATTGGTCCATGCACGAATGTGTGCCGAGCACGAGTCACCAGCGGAGCCACCAGTAAAAGCCACCGATGGTGCAGTGTCTCCAGTCTGGTAAGCCCGATAGAAGACAGCCATGTTCGTAATCGAACCATTGGCGAGCCTTGTCCAGCCCGTTGGTGTAGTGATGCTCGCAGCAGTATTCGCATGCGTAACAAACAAAAGCATCATTTGCCCTACTACCGGACTTGCCGGTAGCGGAGGATTCAACGTAGCGTTGTTACCTGTTGTGAAAGTACCCGTACCGTTTGGCTGTACGGTAGCTGTGTCAACGTAGGTTACTCGGTAGGTGTTGGCTACTCCTGCTTTGAATTCGTAGTCATCAACCTTTCCAGCCCCGGCGGTAATCGAGACAGTCAAGCCACCACGGACAGTTGAATAATTCACTCCATCTGTGGTGCGCTCGACAATCGCATAGTCTGCATCAGCAGGTGCACCAGAAAAGGCCACACGTACACGGGATAGGTCATCTAAATATGTTGCTGTAACTGTCATATGTTATTGCCACTCCCTGCGTGTACCTTTCTATTGATAACTCTGTTGCTGCTATCTAGCTTGATTTGAACTACCTTGCTAATGCCTTCACCAAGGTCAATGTCTAGGTTGATGGTTGTCTCTGCTCCCCCGCCGAATGCGGAGTCATTAGAAACAACTCGACCTGTGCGACCTGGTACGAATAGCTCGGGACCGTTCTCACCTACGATGTGTGGCTTTCCGCCTTGTGCGGTACCACCCTTAGCTAGGTAAGGAATGTTCGGAATCCCCGGGATACCTACAGCGCCAGTAACGTTGTTGATAGCATTGATCGCACCATTGAGTAGGCGAATGGCTCCGTTAAGAGCACCCTTCAAACCATTACCGATAGAAGACCAGATACCCGAGAAGAATGAACCGACACTTGACCAAGCACCCTTAATAAATCCAAGGGCATCATTAAAGCGATCACGTACCCAATTCATCGCGGTAGTTACGCCGCCAGTAATACCTGACCAAACACCAGAGAACCAGCCTGTTACACCAGACCAGACACCCTTAATGAAATTCCAGGCATCTACTAGGCGTTGCCAGATCCACTGAGCCGCAATAGTCACGGCATTCTTTACAGTGTTCCAAAGGTCAACGAAGAACGTAGCGATTGGATCCCAGTAAGTAATAATGGTCGCTACGATTGCGATAAGCAGACCGATAGCAATAATGACCAAACCAATTGGGTTAGCGTCAAGTGCTATGTTCAATAGCCACTGTGCAGCTGTCCATAAACCGATAGCAATAATCAGCGGAGTAATCCAGCTAAGGTTAGCGGCAATGAATTTAGCCACGTTTTCAAGAACAGGAGCGATAAAGTTGATCGCTGGTGTCAGGATGCCTGCCACGGTTGTAGCCAGTGAAGCAAAGGCTGTACCTAATGGCTCAATAAGCGGACCAATGGCCTTAAGCGCTGCTGCTAATACCTGGCTTACCGCTCCGCCAACTGCACGTAGCGCGTCACCCAAAGCATTAAGAGCACGCTGCCCTTCAACGCTTGAAGTGAACTTGTGGATTGTGTCGAGGACTTGCGCAAGTGGGCTTATCGCCCCTTCCGCTCCCCCGCTTAATCCCTTAAAGACGTCAGCGACAATGCCGCCTACGTCCGCCAATACAGCGAAGAGCTGCTTAAAGGCAGCAATGCCACCTTGAATCCAGTCAGCTATCTTGCCTGACTCTTTAGCCTGCTGTACCCATGCACCGAATTTCTCTGCGGCCTGGCCAGCCCCATCGGTTAGTTGGGTGAAGTAGTTCGAGCCCACGCTAGCTACCGCTAGGAATGCTTGTCCTACTGGTGCTAGTGCTGCCCCGATGTTCTTTACGAAGATAGCCGAGTTAGACAGGATGGCGTTAAGTGAATTAACGTTCTCCTTCTTATTGAGCATTCCAGTGAACTCGGTACCAGCTCCACTGATGTTCGTAGCTATCTTCTTGAAGCCGCCTTCTAGTTGAGGCAGAAGCTTCTTAGTGTTGTTGACTGCCGGTACTAGAGCCTTCTCAAAGGTATTGGATACCGACTGCTTGAGTGGATCAAAGACGCCCGTGAAGGCTTTCTTGATCCCGTCTGCGCCGAGCTTGACCGTTGCCAGTGCGGCACCCGCTACAGCAGCTGCACCCGGAAGTAGCCCTAGAGCCCCTGAAGCTGACGCTGCCCAACCCGCGACGGCCGGTAGTGCGTTGACCGCTGTTGAAAGGTTGGCGAGCTTACCGGCGAAGCTAGCGGCTGACTTAGCCGCATTGCCTGCCCCTCTGGCGAACCCGTCATTGAAGTCCTTTTGAGCTTTGTCGATAGCCTTAAGACTCGCCTTAGCTTCGGCTACTGCGCCGATGAGTCCCTTAACGGTACCGTCAAACTTAATCTTGATTGTGCGTTCGGTTGTAGCGTTAGCCAATGTCACCACGGGCAAATGCGGCTGCTACATCGTCGGCAGCCTGTTGCCATGCCCTTGCTATGTCAGCAGCGTCACGCTTGACCACTGCAAAGAACCAATACCCATCGGCTTGATGCGGACGGAATTGCTTCAAGTGGTTTGAACCGAACTCACTACCAAATAGAATCTTGTAGGCGGGAACCTTATTACGCCCCACCTTCCGGGTACCCCCGGCGGTAATTGAAGGCACACGGTCACGGTTCGCCTTGACGGTTGTTGCCATCAAAGCGGCTTGCCTTGAATCAGCGCTAGCGGCAACCTTGAGCTTTGCAGCTAGTAGCTTGGATAGTTCTTGTGATCTATCCCTTAGCGCGTCTTGTGCCTCTTTGGGGAGTACGGAAAAGGCACGTAGCGTCTCCCGTACTCCCTCAATCTGCATCTTTACTGTTAGTGCAGTTTTAGCCATGTGAAATCACACCCATTATAAAATGGGCCTCTGGCCCCGAGCCCTAGCCGGAGTACTGAACGTCATCTCCACGCTTAGGGTTAGTCTTTCCCTTTGAAGCCTTTTCGGCTTCCTCATCCTGGTACTCGTACAAGGCCAGAAATGACATGACCGTTCGGTCATCCATATTCAGTACCTCTGACCAAGGCTGGCCGCTTCTATCAGCGATACCAACTAGTTTCATGTGCCAGGAGTCGAGTTGAAAGGGGCTTCCGGTTCAATCTCCTTGGCGTCTTCTGCCTCAAAGATTAGTACGCATTGTGCGTCAAACTCTGCTTCCTTACCGGCGAATTGGCCGGTTCGCTGCGAAGCAATAAAGGCTAGCTTGTACATATCATCCATACTCGGATTCTCAAGCTTGCCAAAGGAAGCACCCTTATTAGTCTTTTCCCACATACGAATGTCGCGGGAGTCCGCAACCACTTCGTATTGCTCGCCGTGGTCTGGCTTCACCTTGAAAGTAATCATAGACTGATCACCGCTCGGGTTACGCTAGTCACTGCTGAGTAGTCAACTAATGCCTTACCCGCATTCGCGTTACCTACTGGCTGTGCGAATACTGATGCTGGCAGAGGACCAATGAAGCGCTCCCCTGCTGCTGGGACAGACACGGTTAGTTCCGCTAGGTCTAATCCCTCAATCTGTACAGGTGTCTGCACAGTAACGGTGATAGGCGAGCCTGAACCGTTCTTGACGTGCAAAGCAACACGGCCAATGTCGACAATGTCGCCGTCTACGTTTGGTCCTGTGTAGGTAGTAGCTGCTCCAGCTCTACCAACTGCTTGTGTAGTTACTGCAATTCTAGCCATCTATTATCCCACCCTCGTAAATACTGGATCGCCGATAACTTGTAGGGTGATCTCAGTCATTTCTGTATCGCGTGCATCTCCACCAACAGCAGGAGCCTTAACCAAAAGGTTTCCAGTCCAGCGCACGTGCTCGCCGACAATGTCAGGGTGGTGATCCAAAACGAATGCTGCTTCTAGTCCTGCGTTCTCCCATAGGAATGTAGAGATACCGGCTGCTGTCCAGTCGGATACAAACTTCAGGTCTAGGGTTGGTTCGTTATCTGTGTCTTCAATGAATGAGTCATCGCAATAGGTATAAACGCGATCCCCATCCTGCACCCCGGGGTCAAGGTTCCAGCTAGTTAGCTGGCATTCAAAACCACTGGTGCCATCAATGCTTAGGTTGATCTTCTTCAACCTGCGGTGATTAGTTGTCATGTTGTTGTCATAAAGCCTTTCTTAGAATTCGACGCTGATTTCGTAGCATGGAAGTGTCGCGTTATTTACTTCGATGTAGCTCGGAACCGCATCAACGATCACGCCGTTGGTGTTGTTCTCCACTGCCTCTTTGATCTGATCAATCAGAGTCCAGAAGCTTTCAAGCATGTTGTCTTGAACCTTGACCACTGCGGCCAATATGAAAGACATGCCCGATGGCTCATCAAAGTACTGTTCCCATGTCATGCCTGGTGGAGCGATAATTACTGCGGGAGTTTCTATATTCGCCCCCGGCTTTGTGTAGACACGTACGCCAGCGTCATTCAGCGCAGTCTCTAGCTCTTGGTAGATCTCACGGACTCTCATGCAAGCACCGGCCCTTTGTAGCGGCCGATACATAGAAGACGTTCAATGTCTGGATCAAAGGCAGGTACGCGAACCTGTCCCATGTCATTCATTACAATTAGTCCCTGTGGGCTTTCGGCCCGAGCAACCCATCTTGCAGCTAGTCGAATAGTGCCAAGCACGTTGTCCTTGGTCGGAAAAGGCTTATCGATAAGTACGTCTTCCGCAAAGTTCAGGTCATCACGGACCCGCTCAACAAAGGCGATCGCTGCATCTAGGTTCTCTTGGTGCTTGGCGCTAACCGGTGCAGTAAGCCCCTGGTCAGCTATGTAGTCGTCCAATGTTGGTGGCCACATATTAAATTCACGTCCTTATAAATGCTAAGGGGTGGCCGGCGAACGGCCACCCCTTTACGCATTAGATTTCTTTATCAGGCAGCAGTTACCTGTAGAGCCTTGGTGCTACGTCCGCCTTCACGAACAGACACACCTACGTATGCCCAGATACCAACCTTGATTGACTGTGGGCCGTTAACCTCTTCGTAGCGGAACTGCATTAGTGGGCTTTCGAAAAGGATGGTGTCCTCGGCGCGAACAACAAGGAACTTGTCCGGGTATGTACCAGCGCCGACACCGCTAGTCTGAATAACACCAAGACCACGGATACGACCATCGGTAGAAACTTCACCAACACCCTGAACGTTCATTGGTGTTCCAGCTTCACCGCCGATAATTGGGCGGCCAGTGGTGTCAACCAACTTAAGGAATTCACCGTAGCGGAATGGGGTCATAACAATTAGGTCAGCGTTATCAAAGCGGTTAGCGCGTACTGATACCTGCGCATCAATAACACCCTTCATGCCGCCGGACACGAATGCCGATTCTGTAGCGAATGCAGCAGGAGTACCAGCAGCAGCGATCATTGCTGCACCGACCTTTGCCTCAACCTGGCTGTTGTAAACACGAACTAGGTTGTTAAGGATTAGCTGGTCTGCTGCTGGGCTTGAGCCGTCTAGCAACTGGCGAGAGAAGATCTGCGCACCGGTTACAGTTGCAGGGGTAAGAGTGTCAATATCTGAATCCCATGCGTCTGTAGAAGTAGGCGCGGTGTTCTCTGATGCCTGGTTGCCGACAACTGCGTCAGTACCAGTGATTTCCTTTGGCAAAGTAATAGTATTTGCGTCGGTGATTTCGTAGTGACGTACTGCGTTAGATAGAGCACGTGACTGGTACTTAAGGGTCTGGAATTCGTCTACCAACCACTTAGGTAGAACAACACCAGGACCATTAGCACTTGTAGTAAGACCACGAGTGTGCTGTTCTAGACGCTCATTTGCATCAGCGTCGTTGTTGAACTTTGCCTTGAACTGGTCTGAGAAGAATGAATTCTTTCCGCCCTTGCGGTAATGACCAGGGTCGCGGTCAACGGCAGTAGTGCGAGACTTGCGGGTCTCTGCTTCTACGTCGTTTTCTACCTTGGCTGCTTGTTCCCCAACTGCCTTAACGCGGGTCTCAGCTTCGGTAAGTAAAGTGATCTCGTCAGCTAGCTTCTTGGCTGCTGCGTTCTGCTCGGTAACACTGCGTACCTCTTCATCTGAAAGGTCACGCTTTTCTTCTGCTGCCTTGTCAGTGATGGAACGAACGTTTGCAGCTAGTGCGTCAAACTTTCCTCTCTGTGCAGCGATATATGGATTTGACATATCTTTGTTTGTTTTCCTTTACAAGTATTTTGTCTAGCAGCTCCCTTCGACCGGGTGTCGTACAAACATTTACGGGGTGGACTTTATTAGTAAGTCGGTGTCGTCTTCTGTCTGTATCGGGGTGGAGTCATAAAGCGTGATCACGCAAGGGGAGGTAATACAGGCCATGCCTGGATTAGCTTGCGTGCGCTGTCAAGATGAGGTGTCTTTAGTTCACTGCGTACCGCAGCGACCATTGCAGCCTCACCGTATGCACCTTCAGGCACTACCGATACTTCGAATAGATTTGCCTTGGTGCGTTCGACGACACCGCTAGGTAGTCGTCTATTGGCTACCGGAATGAATCCGATAGATAGATCTGTTAGAGCCCCGTCCTTAAGAAGCTCTAGAGTCTCATTACCTGTCTCGGTATTAGAAACCCTAAATTCCATGTAGAGGCCGGCTGCGTCATTACGCATTGCCAGTGCTCTACCTATGATCCTGCCCCCGTGGGTTTGGTGATCACGAGTAAATTTGATTCGGTTAGCAGCTCGTACCTGGTGATCAAACGCGCCCGAAGCGAATTGCTCGGTTAGTTCGTCATCGATGTATTGAGCCAAGCCGTAGGGAACAACGATGCCCTCTACGGTTCTACCGTCACCAGAGTTGCGTACTTCTAGGTCGGGGGTATACGAACGAGTTAATAGTTCACTCATTGCATAGGTACTCCCTTCCATGCGTTGTAATGCTTGAAGCAGAAGCCATATTGGTATTCGTCTTCATTGCATTCATGCTCCTGGCACTTGGGCTTGGCCGGGCTGTCCTTGACTGTTTGGGTCTTGGTTACCGGCTTGCGTGCTGTTGCCATTAGTCTTTGCCTCCTTTGGCAAGGGATCTAGTCCCATGCGTTCGCGTACTTCATCTATTGTGTAGATACCTGCGTTAAGACCAATTTGATAGGTCTCTAGTTCTGTCTTGGTATCTGTCTTCAATAGGTTTGATAGATCTGCTTCTACCTTGGTCCCGCGCGGAAGCAGCGCACTTAGTGTTTGTTCAAAGCGCTGCTTGATTCCGTTAAGCGAGAACTTCGCAAAGTTCAAAGCTTCTTGCTGAATGTTCGAGTAGGTATCGCTCGACTTGCTAGCTCCTAGGAAATAGGGAGGCAGCCCAAGCACTAATGCCCACTCGGTAAGTCCAAACTGTCGAGCTTCAATCATCTGCATTTCGGTTGGGTTCCAGGCGAGAGGCTTAATCTCATCCGCCGCCGGAATTACCGCAGGTGATCTATCACGCTGAGTCGACATGAGCTTTGACTTGATTGCATCCGCGCTTGTTTGGTTCAGGTCTGGATTAGCGCTCTTGTAGACCAGCGTCGGTACGCTGCTTTGAGCCACGTTGCCCGCCTGGCGCTGCTGCTCGGCGGCTAGGGACTGAGTTGCGAAGTGCTTCTCAATGATTCCCATACCGCGAATGTCGCCCGGCCTGCACTGACCCTTAACGTGAAACACCTGGTATGCGCTATAAACTTGTGCGCCTACTCGGTATTCAATGGCACCGACTGGTAGCCACTCCCCCGCCTTTACTACTCGGCGAACGCTAACTCTTTCTGCCGGTACCGGCGTAATGCTTGTCGGCACACCTTGTGCGTCTCGACTGGCGATAACACCGAATGCATTTCCATGCATGATGTAGTCCAGCACCCATGCGCCGTAGGTATTTGCGGCTGGCTCTTCGGGGTTAGGCTGTTCAAGCACCAATGGTCTTGAAAGCTTCTCTCGCTTACCCCCGCGTTCCCTGAACGCATTCCATTCACAGTTACCAATAGTGTCGGTATAGAGGCTGACACCACGGTCTACTGCTGGAATCTGCAACCAGCCTTCATAAAAGCTAGCTGCATAACCTCCACCAAATGAGTCAATAGCGAATTGGTACATACGGCCCGCTTCGCGGACCTCTGGCTTAGGGTCCTTCTTTTTTCTTAGTCCAAATGTCCAATCCACATTTGATCCTCATTTCCTTTTAGAATATGTCCCACTTGAAAGGCTCTGGGCCTTCATCGTGGGTACGTAATAGCTGTAGTGCCCCTGCTGTTGCATAGGCTGCGTCTACTTGTCCTTCACCCCGGCGAGTAAAGCGCCAACCGTCACTGACGTTTAGGCGTGTAGCTCCCTTAAGGTGGTTGCTCAATAGCACGTCATTGTTGTGCTTAACCTTGTACGCCTTCACTAGAGAAGCGAAGGACATACATGCTTCGGTCTGCTGCTGGCCTTTTAGCTCGACAGCTTCAAGCTCACGCATTTCAGGTCCGAGTGCAGCAGCTGGTCCCGTTGGGAACCAACCAATTGCTACCGGCTTCTTAGTCTTGATAATGCCTGGAATGGCCTTACGAGCGTCGTTGACGTTCTTCCAAGAACCACCAATACCGACGCGGTAGTGTCCCTGTGCGTCCTTAGCGGCTAGCGCAAGGGTCACATGCTGTTCATCTAGAGACACGTCTACAAATGCGTAGACCTTGAGTCCCTTAAGACTGACGCTCTTATCTCCGCCGCTATCCCATGCTGACATATCAATTGCTGAATCAAGTACGTCTACACGCTGGCATAGAACCTCGGTACGAAAGACATTGATCTCGTCTTCTTCGAGGCTTCTACGAATGGCCTTTTCTTTAATGCGATAACCAAGAGCAGGGTTTGCCTGTGCCCAAGCGTCTCTATCGGTAACGTCGCAACCATCGGGTGCTGACCACTCGAATAGAGCAATACCTAGGTCTTCATCTTCGTTATCTGCTTGCCCTAGGGCTACAGCACGAAGCTTATTAAGAACAACGCTCTTGATATCCCCCGCGTTTGAGATGGCCCAAAGCTGCGGGTCAGGCTGCGCGTTAATTGTCTTAGAGATAGCAGCCCAAGCAATTGTGTTCTCTTGCGTACGGATCTCGTCCCACACAATGTGGTCGGCACCGTATCCACGGGCAGCCTTACCAGTGGCAGCCTTAACGAAGTAGCGAATCTTGCCACGTAGCCTAAACTGTTCACGGCCGTTGTTACGGGTCTCGCCTAGGTACTCGGGTAGTAGCCATTCGTTTTCTTCGATCATGTCAATGCAGTCACGCATTGATTGAATAGCTAGACCTAGGTCCTGAGCTACGCCTAAAACTTCCTTGACTTCCCCCATGTACATCTTCCAAAGCGTTAGAGCCTTTTGGAAGTGCGTCTTACCGTTACGTCTCGCTACTAGTACCAGGATCACATTAAAGCGATAGGTACCGTTCTCAAGTAGCTCTAAGCCGTGTATTGCTAGCCACTCTTGCCACGGGTCAAACGGTTCTTTCAGTACATCCCGGGCGAACTTGATTAGTTCAAAGCCCTTGCTTGTTTCGGGTGTTAGCAGCCTTAGCGGCTCAGTGAATAGCCTAGGTTCAGTCTTGCCTTTGAGCACGCTCGGAACGGAGCTGTTCAAGAGGGTTGTTGCTTGCATACTTGGTCGGCTCCTTTCCATCTAGTGCTCTTGGAACAAAGCCGAACAGCTTGGCCGCAACTAGCATTCGGTCGGTAGCTTCCTTGAGAATTGTGAAAGCAGGATGCTTGACCAATGATTCATTCTTGCCTTCTACGGTTAGCCCTTCTGCTTCTATTGTATTGATTGCTTCCTCTATATGCGCTACTGCTAGGCAATAGGAAGCGTAGGTGTGCATATACTGCTCTTCGGCAAAGCCGCTTTCTTGCATGTAATCAAGTAGACGATTCCATTCTTTCTCCGCCCCGGCTGTTATATATTCGGGCATTTCGAAGGTCATTAGCGTGCTTTCCTTTCGTTTTATGTGCTTGGAGAGAGAGGAACAT